AAGTTTGTTAGCGTTTGAACTCTCACCGTATACTCAATTTGAATAAGCCTATTCAGTGCCTTCTGCACCGGGCTAAAAATCACATGTGTTAATAGTGGTAAACCTGCACCTAGACCATTGGCACCAGGTAATGATCCAAATAAACCTAGTTCGTCAAATACAAAAGGTTCATTTAAATTTTGACTATTATCAAATGCTGCTTGATTACTTGGTTCACCGTAGTCCAATAGACAGGTAACTAATATGTCTGTGTATTTTAATCCTGGGGTGTGATTTACCGTTAGCTTGTTATTCAGTGGGTCAGTATTAGCCGCATTTGTATCATCTACGATCTTAAAATATGTAGGATTATACAAATCAGCGTTTTGTACGTTGGTATTAGTAGGCAAATAAGTGATAACACCAGTAGGGTCTACCGTAGTACCACCGTTGCCAAAGTGCATCTCAGTAATAAAATTAGTGCCCTTGTTTGCGGCGTTTTGTGCTAGACATACTGAAAAATTTTCATAGTGTATGGCGTTGCGCTTGTCCACGAAGACTTCCTTAGATTTGGGGTCAAATATCTTGAGATGGCCTTGGAGGTAAATTCCGCCGCGTTCATCAGGCTTCTTTTCGGGTTGATTTTGATTTAGTTTAGTATCCATACTCTTATTTATCGCTGTATTGTCCATGTTATTCCTTATGGATTCTCAATGTTATATATACGTTCAGCTAACTGATCTAATGCTGCAGATATAGTAGTTACATTACTTGCCCAATGGCTAATATTACCCATGGTATAGGCTATACCAGTCAGCTGACTACCATTACCAACAAAGCTGTCTGCTGTGACTGTTCCATCGGTGATGTTGACATTAACTCCAATATCTCCTTCATAATTTGGAAGTTCGGTGACTAAAAATGCAAAGGCCTGTACATTACTATAAGTTTGATTATCAACATATCCTTTCATACCTACGTTAGCGGATGTAACACTGGTATTGGCTGCTGTGATTTGCCCATCGACATATGATTTCATTGAAGTGTTACCAAGATTTATGTATCCAATGATGCCAATGTTAGCTGCGTTAATCTGTGCTGATTGTATACTATTAGCCTGATCTACATAGCCCTTCATACCAATATTAGAAGCTGTGACTCCTGTGTTAGCTGCTGTGATTTGCCCGTCAATGTATCCTTTCATATTTACGTTAGCGATGCTTTCACTGCCTGATATGCTGTCTACATATCCTTTCATACCTAAGTTGGCCTGTGTAACGTTGCTATTGATACCTATGATTAGATCGCTCTGTGTGGCCGCATTGGTATACAATGCTGTAATATTTGCACTTACTCCTGTAGCAACAATATAATCTCTTAATTGTTGGACATTAGCCTGCACCGTAGTCAATGTGCCAGTGATATTGCTTACAACAGGAACTACGGTATTGGCTTGGACTACCGTTAAATTTGCAAGTTGGCTAATCTTAATCGTCATTTCTAATCCTCAGTATATATTTCATCATCTGTTTCAGTGGTTAGTGTATTTATCGCATCTTCAGTGGTCACAGGATTACTTACACCAGGTATCGCTGTGCTGGTTACTGGGTAACCCCTTAGGAAGTTTGTTGCTGTGGTATTTGCACCAGTAAATCCTAAACCGTCAGTTATTGTGCCGATTCCACTGTTATACCATACGTTAGCATAATAAACATCAACTTCAGCTACGACTGTGCTACCACTAGTTAACCCAGTAACAAATGTGATGGTATTGCCGTATTCTACGATTACAGTTACTAGATTACCATCTGTACCTGTGTAGCTGACTGTGGTCGATGAACTAGCAACTTCGTTGTAGGCATTGATGAATGTTGGTGTACCGTTTACAGAAACCCTCAGTTGTTGTTGATTGTCTGTACTAGATCTTAGTTGATATCTAGGTGTTGGGAATACTGTTTGTCCACTAGTAGCTGTGGTAGTTATTCTGCTGACGTTTGCAGTTGCTGGAACCAATTGATCTCGACCACCATCTAGTACCTCCATTCCAACAGGATAAACACCGGCACTGCCTGTGCCCTGTGTACCTCTATGGATCTGGCTCAGGATATTTAGGCTAGGCAATTGAACTACGTTAGCATAGTTGAATGTTATAGAATTGACATTACCTGTGGTCTTGTAGTAGGCCTCAGCACTAGTTATAGGGTAAGCATTGTAATCAACTATAGTAATAACATTGGCTGTGATATTACTGTAGAAATTCGCAACCAGATCAGTTACAGGAGCACCGTTAGCTGTGTTAGCAATTTTAATAACATTGGCCACAGGTACCGTTGGACTTGTGGCCGCATTACCATACACTGATTCTATGTAGTAGGTGATGTTACCAACAACATTACCAAAACTTGTATTAAACTGTATCTCTGTACCCGTGGTCAGCACTGCGGTTGTAGTAACTCTGATGTTGCTGTTGCCAGCCACACTCCATATTTGTGCATTACCTGATGCTAGAATTTCCGATATCTGTACTGCATTAATACCAGAAGTTACTTGTATAGTATTAGCACCTAGACTAAATGCTGTGGCGGTTGCATAGTAAACCGGTACTGTTGTAGAATTTACCACGTTGGCTGTAACGATTGCGTTAGCACCAACATTTGCCTGTGCAATATATTCTCCGCGATTAGCTGTGATTGGTGAGCTAAATGTTATGACATTACCATAATTTAAAATACTGCCTACTACAAAATTGGTACTAGCTGTCCATGTTACTACTTCACTACTGTAGTTTCTATAATAGGTGATGCGTTCACCGTTGATGAATATGACTCCGGGTGTGGCTGTTAGTTTATCTGGAGCACTTAATTTTGTAGCATCTGCCACATATATTTCACTGTCATTGATAGTCAATTGAGATGTTAGTGCAGTAGTGTTAGCCGAAGATATGCGTAGATATCCTGTATCTCCCAGCATGTTATTAAACACACGATAAGCTATGACATTGGCATTAGCATCAATCTTGGTATAGATTCTCATGTCTAAAGTATCAAATGTGATACCAGGCACTAGTTCTTCAGGAGCACGGCTGTGATATGTGTCAATAAAATCGCCACCATAGGTAATGAGATCTTCGGGAGCGAATCCTAGAGTTCCGCCGTACAAGCTGTATAGAGAAATATCGTAGGCATTAGTTGATAACAAGGCAATACCATCTCGGCTATATTGGACTCCATCATAGGCAGCGTTATCCCAGTTACGACCAAATAGTGGATCAGAACGGAAAGTTGGTGATCTAACTGGAGCATTAGGATAATCAATGCCCGTGATCAACTGATCTAGGCTTTCATATCTTGCTGTGATAGTATCATTGGTTGCTAGAGATACAGGAACACTGAGTGTTATCTGCGACACAGATATGACTGTACCACCATAGATTATGTTTGCAAAATTAGCAGTCGTAGCGGCTTGATTGCTTAATGAAATAGTACCAGCTACGGTATTTGCTGTCACAGTAGTGTTTAATGATATGCCAGGGCCTGTTACATAGTCACCTAGGACCTGTCCTATGTTCGTAACTATTTCATCTGCACGGATAGCAGTAATGTCTCCAATCACTCCGGTCACGATCCTGCTACCGGCAACCAGATTACCAACGATGGTTCCCATGGATCCAACACTGTCAATCATCACTGATACGTTGCCTACTATTTCAGTGATATATCCTGATCTGACACCTAAATTACCAATGTACATACCAGGAAATATCCCATCTACGGAATATACATATATGGTATTTGTATTTGTAGCACTGTTGGCCAGTGTTAACGGTACAGAGATCACATCAACTGTTGGCATGATGCTACCAGGTTCGTAATAGCCCACGATTCGATCATTTGCATTGTCAAAACGGCCAGCGGCATATTCTGTATAATCACTAGCAAGGAATGTGGTTCCTGAAACTGCGTTTGCAGTTACCTCATAGGCCTTGCGGATCATAACATTTCCATCAAGATGAGCATGGGTGATGATCTGTCCTACTGTATAAGCTGTATTAGATTGCCATTCCTGCACCGTGCTATCGTAGGTAATACGATCAAATTTGATAGTGGTATCAAAGTTTCTTGTCTGCGGATTTCTCATGACCGCATAGGCAGTTGCCGGAGTTCCTGTTTCTTGTCCTGGATAACCAAAGCTGATGACGCTACCAGTAAATGTAGTAAGATTGCCGGCGTCCATGGTTATCTGCAGATTGCCTTCATCAATGCTGGTGATCTGCGTATCAGCGGCAAACGCTGTGTTAGCAGTCATACCAACAAATAAACCAGTAACTGTTGACAGTGTGTAGGTATTTGTAGATGTTGTAGAAACGTTGCCGCCAATGGCTATAATATTGCCAATGGTGCTGCCGTTGATGATCACTGTTGGTGTGGTGGTATAAGCACTACCTGGATCTGTGACCGTGATAATAGCTATTCCACCAGTGTTACCATCTAGAGTGGCCAAGGCGGTTGCTCCTGATCCCTTACCATCAGTACTGACTATAGTAACTATAGGAGGTAACGTGTAACCCTGACCAGGATTTGTTATCCTTATGCTAGAAACCTGCAGATCGCGATTGTTATACCATTGGTTCCATGGCCATGTCTGCCATGTAGCTGAATCTTGATCTACATAAGGACGTTCGCCGCTGGGGCTACGGAATATACCGTATCCTGTTGATGTGTCATAATAAGCGGGTAAATCAAAGTCAGTAATGTCCCCATCAAAACTATCGTCGCCAATATAATCAATCGTGTATTCACGAATCTTGGTTCTGAAAGGTTTAACTTCATTGATGTAATCTTGATAGTAGGTTTGATTATCAACAACATAACTAGGAAACTGACTGAGAGTTCTAAGTTTGTGTGTGACGCTGATAAAACTGCTCTTAAACAACCAATCAACATAGGTCTGTTCAGTCAATAGATAATTGACCATGACAAAGAATAACTTGTTAAATTCACCTTGGAGAGTGTTGACAAATATGTCATTTTTCAACGCTGTTAAGATATTTCTAATTTCTATATTTGGGTTCTGATCAAATCTGTTGCTGTCAAAATCCTGATTACCAAATCCCAGACCCTGTCCGGCAAAATCTACCAGACGTTGATCCACCTGTATAGTTCCATTCTGTATACCAACCACTTTAAAACTGCCATCAGTTTCTACTTCTACCAGTTGCCAGGTATTATTACCTGTGGCATTGCTGATATAGATCAGTTGTCCCTCTGTGGCTGCTAGTTTTAGTGCATCATTAGCGGTGTTCACGCTGAAATCAGGTTTGTCGGTGCTGCTATATCTGGCACCATCGGCCTTAACTCCATACCAATCTGTGTATTGCCAATATAGACTAGTCTTGTAACTTTGAATGCGAACGATCTCCCAGGATTTTTGTTCTGATAGCACATACAGTACCCATAGCCCCTCTTGGCCGATATCAGTCAAGACCAAGACTCGATATCCGGGATCAAGTTCATCTGTATCGATATATTCTAATTCTATTTCAGTAGCTACGCTTTGATCATATTCACCTAGTTTGATATTAGGTATAGGTTCTGCGGCATTCATTCCTTCTAGGCTAAACTGTTCAACCACGGGATTAGCTAGTAAGATATTATTTACATACAATACCATCTCGCTACCAGCCCGTAGACGATCTTCAAACATACTTTGCCTTGGACGTATTTCAATACCATAGCGGTCAGCTGGACTCAGTTTAGGATCAGGCACGGTTGATCCGTTGCGATCTATCCCAGATAGGCTGTCGATCAACTTGTCGACTATCTTGACTGGAACTGGATCATTGATGTTGTCTTTCTGTACTAATTGGTATTCACTGTGTATGATGTCTGAGTTGATTGTCAGCTGATGATCCAAATGCATAATAGTATTATCGGCACTTAGATAGTCACTTACATTATAAAATGCTATAGCATCACGGCGTATCATGGCCGCATAGGCAATGTTCTGATTTTTAGGATTAGCTATAAGATCTGCTACAGCTGATATCGGTATGCGTCTAGTAGGATCATTAGGATCAACACTGGTCTTGTTGATGACCCAATAATAGTATTTGGTGGTGATTATACCAGTGAATGCGTCCACAGTTATATCTTCTACATAAGCTGAATCATCGGCATACTTAGGTATACCATCTCCACCATTTATCACATATTGGCTTGGTGATACAGTACTTTCTACCCATTCGTAGATTTCAATAGTTGAACCTGGGAATAGTTGTCCCCAATATAGGCTGCGGTAGGTTAGTGTATCTTGTTCATAGTCAACATATCGGACTCTTGATAGATTCCACCATACCTTACCAACTTGATTGCTGCTCCAATAGATGTTAGTGTTGATATCTGCAGCTGGGTTAGATCCTCTATTATAGATTGCGGGATCATATTCTGTCTTGAATGATATTTCCTGTTCAGCCTGACCAAAGATCTTACCTTTGGCTGGGTCGATGAACTGTAGGTCAGCTAAGATAGTATTAGTTTGATTACTGTATAGATAGATCCTATTGATGCTTTCCACATCAACTTTAGGTTGTTGATAACGTATCAATTCCCACCCGCGAGTCATAGTTGGGTTAGAAAATATATAAACTGTACCTGAGTTAGGTGCGGCATTAGCTACCGTAGCACTAGGAGCTGACACAGTGATGAATGTTCCTTCGATGTCTACAGCGGCACCAAATTGGCTGCCCGGAACTAGATCACCTGGATCAAGTTGTTGCGCATAAGCATAGCGTCCTGGATTTTCAACTTGATTACGAGGATCATCATATAACTCATAGATGTACACGCTACCACTGCCCTGTATGCTATCAAACCATCTTGTGGTCTCATCATCAAATCTCGTGCCTAGTGCTGTAGTGGTCGCATCAAATGTGGTTAACTTCCTGGTAGTACCACGACGACTACCAATGACCAACATGTAGGCATTGGCCGCTAGTTTGACCTTGTTACCAAAGTACTCTCCAGGATTACCAAAGGGATTGATGATGATCTGCATGAATGCGAACACTATCGTATTAGACGCTGCAAGGACTCCGGCACTGCCGGGCTGGCGAACACCGGATACTATACGCAGTAGATCCTTGGCCACAGTAACATCAGAATCTAATCTCAGGCGCCCTGCACTATTAGTAGCTGATACACCTAATATACCAGCTGAATTAATATCAGAAACTAAGCTATCTAAGCTGGCCATTGGATAAGCAGATGATACAGTACCGTTGTATCCTGCACCGGTATTAGCATATACAGTTACTACATTACCAGGACCATAGTTAAATACATTAGCAGTCATGTACCCGCCAAGCCTGATGTTACCACCTACTGTGATAAATTTAGATGCTACGACTACGTTACTGGTGCTCGGAGTAGTATTTTCTAATACGATTACATTAGCATAATAGCCACTGCCAAAATTTTGACTTATAACTTGACCAACATTAGCTACAATATCACTGCTAAGTGCAAGTATATTGGCGCTTACATAGTTTGATGGTATATCAAGTATAGATGTAGCCGTACTTACATCAAATGCAGTTGGCATTAACCGACCACTTACTGTAACTTCAAAGTCATTTAGTCGAATCGTATCACCAGGGGTGAATATTGGATTTGTTCCATAGGCTGTGTTAGTACCATATAATCTACCTTTGTTATGGAATTTCCATACAGCACCACTATTGTATTCAGTACCATTGTCATAGTTAGGTGCGCCAATATAAATCGCACAGTTGTTACTACAGATAGTCAGGCTGGTGCCAAAGTAGGCATCTTTCTGGATGGCTGCTAGTCCGCCTTCTAAGCTGTCTACTCCAACTATCCTTTCTAATAGGTTAAATTTGTTGACCTCAACAAACATCACACGACCAATCGGTGGCGGACTAACAAATCTAATAGTGTCACGAACACCTGATATGTTACCTGCGGCGTTGGCAACTGTATAATTGGTTACTTCAATGTTGTCTAAGGTAACCTTGTATACGCTGGCAATTGGATTAACAGTTCTATAGTCTTGTCCACCTGTTCCTGATACTGCATCAGTGATAGTATTAAATGCTTCAATCACGCGATCCCATACATAAACCGCTCCGGAGCCAGTATATTCGTTGTATGATGTCAGACTGGCTACATTACCTTGATATAATATACTTGACGTTAACACGCCAACGTTTATAGAAACTTCAATATCACTGGTTGTGGTGGTGGCAAACACACCAACGTTTACTGTATCCTTGGGTGCACCTACCGCCACCTGTTCGCCACCAAAGCTAGAACTTAGCGCAAAACCATACTCAGCATCAGTTACACTACTGATACCGGTTGATGACATTGGTAATTCTTGTACCAATTGATAGTAAGGCTGTTGGCGTATGGTAACGTCGCTCTGTTCAACATTGCCGCTGATGAAGCTTACATCATATCCTCCAACAGCTAGTACATTACTTACTATGACATAGTCAACTGTTGGAATATAAGTCTTACCATCGTTGGTAATTAGTAATGAATTTGGATCTACGTTTCCATTAATAATTACTTCAGGAACAAACGTTAATGGAATGCTATTAGTTATTGATATATTGGATTTTGTTCTTGGGAATCGTGCTGTGTCGTTTACATAAGCTCCACTGGTGATGAACACAGTAGCATCAACTGTTACATTAGCGATAATTATATTAGCACCATAATAGAAGTTAGTAACGTTATCAACCTCTAGATTACCTGCATCAATTATATCTACAATAGTAGCCCGGGCTCCAGTCGCTGGTTGTGAGATTATATCGCCTATGTTTGCCAGGATACCATCATTGATGGTTAGAATATTTTTATCATTGACTGATGTGACTTGTTCTTGTGGAGATATGAATCTATTTAGACCATAGGCATACATTCTATTAGTGCCAGGTGCACCCACATAGACCCATTCACCAGTTTGATTAAATGCCAGGCTGGTGCCGAATAAATCTCCGGTATTGCCTACCAGGACTTGTCCCCTCTCAAAGCTGGTTGAGCTTAACGATTTATTATAAATGTAAACTAGTCCTACAGCAACGTTTGCATTTGCAGTGAAACTAGTGGGTGCGCCTACTCCAAGAGTTACTGACCCATCTGACCTAGTGGCTAGATCAACTGCTGAGCCAAATGTTCTGGTATTAGCACCTAATGGACTGATGCTAAAACTTTCTAAAAATACTCCTTCGTAGTTTTTTAGGAAAGTGCTAACACTGCCAGTTACCCCGCTCTGAGGAGATCCTGCTACCACTATCAATCCATCTGCTGACATCTTGATTGATGTTCCGTAACCGTCATCAGTCGTGTAAGATCCTAATCCTTTTAGTAACTCTTGTTGATAAGTCCATGGTGTTTGTTTTTCATAGACTTTCCAAGTACCGTTAGGTTGCGTTCCGAATGGTTGTCCTTGCACTGCTGTGGTTTCTGCATCATCATCAATCCAAATCTTATCACCTACTTTCCAACCGTTGGGTGGATTCGTCAGACCGTAAATACGACTATCTTCTATGTACTTGAATCGCATGCTATCCATTCTCAACAACATACCACTACCCGATAAGGTAGTTAGATTGGCTGTTGATCCTGCATAGGTAACCATGACCTCATTGAGGCTCATGACTCTGTGGACCTGATAGAATCCATTAAACGCTGTAAGGAAATCTTTAACTAAGAATATATCGCCAGAGATAAATCCATGTGGGGTCTTGGTAGTGAAAGTCACATACCCATTTGATGCGTTGGCTACTTGCCGAACTGAATTATTAGTTTCAGTCACGCGATAGACATTCCAATCCTGTGTGAAATCTTTGGCCACCCATATGGTATATCCACTGCCCATGTTGGCTATATCGTTGTTGAGATCCACGTAATCTGCCAGATCAAATATAGCTAAATCTACGTCATCAATATTGACATACCCCGCTGTAGGAATATCATTGTCGACATTACTATACTGGTTTCTGTTTAAGGCCACATTACCAGTATAGCTGCCATAGGATTTATATAGCTGTGATTGATTGAATGAACTTACTCCATCTGCTAGATTATTGTCTGCGGCAGTAAGGAATCTGGCCACGCTAGGGTTCGCACCAAATGCCTGTTCATCTAAGGGTATTTCCACGAATGGATTACTGTCCAGGGCTCCATATTCGCCCACACGCATGGCCCATTCTTCATAGAATTTAATATCGCTGCTTAAATTATTAAATGTCGCAGTCAGCATTTCATTAACTGCATTAGCTGTGCCTTTCTGCTTGATGAATCCCTTGTAGAATTCTATCTGTGTGGTCCTAGACAATCCAAGATCTGCTAGATACTGTCGAGGTTTGAATCCAATCAACGCATGACTGAAACTCAGCTGATCTTCATCACGGATCTTGCTGTAGGAGTCATAGTATCCTTGGCTCTGTACTGCCAAGGTTGAGAAATTCGGTAATAGTCCGGTTCGTATCTGGCTAGCATCAATCTGTTGCCAAAATTGGAACTGGAACGCTGGGTTCGCCGCAACATCTTGTAGGGCAGTGTAGTATTGATTCTTATAGTCTACTAGATCACCTTTGAGATAGTCTCGACCTTGATTCCAAGTAGCAACTACGCCAGAATTATAAATGAATCCAGCTGGGCTGAGACTACCATCCCAGGCAGCAGTTTTTTGTCCAACGAGTTTCAACCGATACTGTCTACTACCACTTTCTGGTTGATAGATAACGTCGTTAAACACAGTGAGGTTGTCAAAGACCAATGCATGCTCATACTGTACCAGATTGACTTCAACGTAGGCGATCACACTGGCTGAATTATTGAGACTTAACTTAAATGTGTTAGGGGTCCTTACCACGGTATAGTTGTTATTTTTCACCAGACCAAAATTCTGATCAAGGACCTTGCTGCCATATTGGCTATCTTCGATACCAGCTGTGATGCTATTAACACTGATGGCATTGATGGTTTCTGCTACAGGACTTAATACAATAATACTACCTGGTTTCCATCCCTGTTGGCTCCAATATAAGAATTCTTTTACGCTGAGTCTAAAGTTACGTATCTCGTTTAGTGTGGGATCTGTTTCTGTGAAAGTGAATCCCTGCGCGACCAAGAAGCGTTCATAGCTGATCAAGAAATCTGATACCTGTTGTGGAGTGGTAAACTCATAACCATATGGAACTTGTAGTTTAAGATTCTGATAGTTATTATATATGGTAGCAGATCTATTCTGGACCGTGATCCTGCTGGCATTGGAATTTACCACGCTAGGAATGATGGTAAAGTAACTGTTGAATAGATCATATCCACGAACACTGTAACCATTGGTGGTTTTCTCAACGATCACAGCACTGTAGACTATCTTGTCAACCGGCACTGGGTTTTCGTTTAGATAAATTTTATAATTTTCATCAGGTACTAACACGCTGGCATTGGTGCTGGTTGGACTGACCTGTTCAGCTAGAACTTCTAGGTAACGTTGATCAGTGAATCCTGCTAGCTTGTAGCCAAGATTAACTTGGAAGTTTTCCAATAGAGGTATGAGATAGGCTGTGGGATTGATGCCTAGGTTTGTCAAATAGTCAGCGACCCAGTTGATATACCCAGATCCTCTATACACTGTGCCTGAATTGGTATTACCATTGAAGTTAACTGCATCTTGTGTGAGATGATGATTAGTCGTGCGAGTCAGATATTGTTGCGAACCTGCGACAGTTCCGTCAGGTAATTCATCAAGATCATTAAGTAGATTCAATGGTGTGTAGTTATAAGTATCAATCAATGATCCAAAATACCTACCCGGTTTGGCTAATGCCAGGGCTTGTTGTATAGCATAAGGAAATTCACTGCTGTTCCTCCAAGCAAATTCTACTGGACCGTATTGTCCAATGGCCCATGCACTGGCTGTTCTCTTGCTGTTAAATGATCGTGATAACGCCTGTGCTGGACTCAATAGATTACCATTGACATCGACCGGAATTACCGCACTTAATCCAGGGCGGCGATAATTAATATCAACACCAGCACGGTCACCGTAACGGATGAGTCCTGCTTCTAGGTCATCCCATAAGAGTTTATTACCACCCGTGTATGGTCCCGGACCATAGAATGCCTGCCACCAGTCTGGTTCAGCTGAGAATCCCAGCATTTCCCAGGGAGTGATATGCGGACGTATGGTGTCATAGAAATATTGATAACAGGCTCGCCACGAACCTTGTAGTTTACTACCGTCTATTCTATCAGTTGATTCTGCGTAGTTCCAAGTGAACTGATCGTTGGGGTCAAAAGTATCATTTGTTGAATAATCTAGTTTATTATTGCCAATCCAGTTTAAGAAATCTATACTGGACAACTGATTGATCTCAGCTAGACTATAATCACTGTCTCTGAATTTACCAGGGATCACTCGGAATATATCACCAAACACAGAGTTCTGAGGTAGCTTGATATTATTATAGATCCTTTTTTCTAATTCAAGTAGGAATTGATCTCTATAGTCTCCAAATGATGGAGTAATACTGCCATCGTGTCCTCTGATGACCGTTGTGGGCACTCTATAGGTATCATCTAAGAATATTTCAGGGACGTAAGTAGGCCATAGACCTAACTTGCTGGGTGTTTCTGGTATGTAGTTACCATCAGTGTTTGAGTATTCGACTATCTTGACTATATCTCCCACAGCAAGTTCTGTGGTAAAATTAATGCTAGGAGTATCTGTGCTGAAATTATATTCGATACCTCTGATCAGCTGAACATTATTTAAATAAACTAACACTGCCTTGTTGCTGAGTTCTTGGTCATTGAATATTTCAGTGATCTCATAGTTTAGTTTCAACGGGTCAAATATTTCAAACCCATCGATGCTGCCAATCTGACCCACGATATTCTTCAATGGACCGTACGGTACCATGTCGGAGTAGTACCAAGGAAATGTCCTGTTCTTGACCTGCGTGATCCTCGTTATGATCAAGTCAACGCTGGCCACTGGATCATCAGCATTAATACCATTTAAGCTGGTGCTGAGTTCAAGGAACTTATTTTTAAATCTGGTGTATTCTTGTTGTGCAAATCTTAGCCCGTTAACAAAGTTTGCCTTTTCATCAATCAGGAATAGGCTGGCGTATGGGGTTGGTGCTGAATGTTGTAGGATCGTGCCACCCTGTTGTTTGATATCGATATCACGGAGATTACTCTGTGCAAGAACTTCACCTACTAATATCGTGCTGTTTTGTGCCTGAGCTATCAAGTGATTTCTTATCTGACCAAGGGTCAATGTATCAATGTCAATGTTCTGTGCATTTAGATCCAAATTCTGTGGGACTTGATAGAAACCTAATTTACTGACGTCCCTGCTATAAATCAAGATATCTATCTGATCACCTTCATCTTGCTCAGTTAAAGTAAGCAAAGTGATCTCATTGTTGGCCAATGTCCAGTTGCTGGGGTCTAGATAAACGAAGTTTTGGAACACCTTGACACTGGGGATAGTAACAGATGCAACGGGAGTTATGTCGATCGGAAATGGATTGTTAGATCCATCATAGATATAGCTGATCTGTTGATACTGTCTGCTGGCTTCTGGTACTGTTAGCCAAGTATTCTTAGGTACTAAAGTTGCGGCATCTCTTATCTTCTGAATATAATTGAGATTGATCTTATCTGTTGTTAGGACACCATCTGCAGTTATATACTCAAATGTGTCAGTATTAAAATAATTCTGGAACTTGATATCTCCCTGGGTTTGGAAAGTCTTGTAGCTCAGAGCGAACCCTAGGACTGGATCAACTGTTCCTGTGCCTTCAACATAGCTGAATATCTTAGTACCTCTGAAAGTGCTTCTAGGATATGTTGAGATACTCTTGCCGGTATTGTCCAGTATGTCAAATAAGGGAGCCTGCTGTAGGCTTGTTTTCTGTTGGCTCTCATTCCATTGGACACCATCATACCACCATTGGCTACCTTTGTATTCACCAAGTTTAACTACTACTGTAGAATAAGCGTCGACTTCTCCATCATCTGCTAGGGTTAAATTAATATAAATCGGACCACTGGGTCTGCCAAAGCTGTCAACATCATATTGGACCAGATTAACCACGTAAATCTTGCTGTTTACCAAGGGATCTTGATCGGCAGCAAATACCACACGCAGCCCATCGAATAAGGTTATGCCAAATGCCGTGCTAAAAGTTTTCCCCTGCAGATCCGTAAAGGCATTTAAGGTCGTTGTATCTAATATGTCGATAGGTGCCTTGGCCACACGTCCTTCATTGATCAGCTGTATGTCAGATTCAAACTGTATGATAGGTCGTTGCGCTCGGCTGCTTTGATCAAATACTGGTTGGACTCCATTATACTCGGCTGTGGCTAATATCACGTCAACATGGGTCCAGCGATTATTCCGTGACCAGGCATTGCGGTCTCGGCTGGCCTTGTTGATGGTAATGTAATCTGGAAATACCGTGTTAAGACGAACCGAGCTGACTATACTTCCTTCAGGAATTCCTAAACCGGATACCACCTCACCTATCTGTGATTGATCTACACTGGTCAATGTGGTTATATAATTTTTACCAAGAATAACTTCTTCATAGGTTAATACGCTGGTAGTACCAATTAATATCGTTGTACCTGTGGGGATATTTTCTGTTACCTGTTCACTTAGAATTATTCTGATCAGAGGATAATTCGTGGCATTTTCATCATTGTAGGCTTCTGGAGTCACTAGTTCGTCTACTGGCACCAATCTTATGCCACTACCGAGATCTCCCACCAATTCAACATAGAACTGGCGATTTTGATAACTAGCGGGAGTAACATCATCACCAAACTGGACTTTTAATCCTGAAGTAAATTCTACTCCATTGGGACTGGTATAATTTTGCTTGCCAATGATCTCTTCATTGGCATCGATCGTCCATCCTGCATACTCAACAATCTGTACGGGTTGATATAGTGTACCAACAGTGGCATCTTGTATCCATAAGTTGTTTAATGTGGCTGTGATCAATGGAACTTCTTTAAGAAATCCGTCAAAGTCCTTGTAGTATAATTTATTGGCATTTACTAATCCATATCTGATATACACCTTTTCATTGGTATTGATATTCGTAGTACGAACAAGTTGCACCAGATAGTCGATGCCGCCACTGCTGTTAGTTATACCAGCGTCGACATAAACTACTTTCCATACATCAAAGCGATCTGCATCAGGAACATTATATCCTGAATTATATTCTGTACTGACAAATGAATATGATCCTGCTGCATTAGCTGTAAGATTGGCACTCAGAGTAATATTTACACCACTCACTATGATCGTATTACCCATACCATTGCCGTGGGTTGTGCAACGATATAGTAAACTATCAGGCGCATCGCTAGGCACTGTAAAAACTGTTTGTGCGCCAGCAGTTCCTGGAGTACCTGTACTAATAACACCTCTGGTAAATGCAGCACCGGTGCTATCTTGAAACGCTAGAGGATGATTAATGTTGGAAGCACTACTTTGGTCAAAGGTGTAGACTCCACCACGTATCAGTGTCAATATAGGCTTGTTTGCTCCATTTAACTGATAAATGCTGTTAGGAGGTGGAGTGTCAGGATTTGGCACAGTTGTAACTAAGAATGTTTGTAAAATCGAACTACCGCCTGTGCTGACATTGACCACAGTGGTTCCAGCTGGAATACCTGTGCCTGTGATGATCAGATTCGCATAGACATTTTGGACTGAGTTAAGTTTTAGTGTGTTAGTTCCAACAGCACCAATAGCTACATTAGCCACATTGGCTGTTTGTGATCCATAGTTAACATTAGCATTCGTCCAAGCGGCTTCTCCGAGATTGTCGTAGGCTGAAGAATTGATAAAAATCAGTTCTTTTCCATTGAGCTGACCAGTGATACCACCATATTGTGGATATGCGGCAAGGAATTGGCTGACTGTTTTATTTTGTAGTGCTGCGTACGGTAAAGGTGCCGCATACTCGACTTCGGCAGCGATAGGCATGTTTAGGAATCTATCCTGGGCCGTTGATTGTGGCACACGGAATGTGATAGTACCTTGATCCGTACCGTTATTTTCTACGCCTAATACTGTACGAGAACTCAATGTTGGTGTGGCTATTAATTTACCATCTGTGCCTAATTCAGTCTGTATCCATAAGGGATGTCCAGGTTGATCTACTACGAATTCGTATACGCCACCTCTGGCTAGGATAATACTGTTGTATCCTACACCATTGTTTTTGAAAATATATCTGTTGTTAGGTGCATCACGTTCTACGGTGTAGGTCACAGTTAGATCAACACCACTGGTGCTGACTTCCACTGGATCAGGGCCACTAGGTGTCCAATAGTATTGACTAAAGTTAACGAATTTATCGTAGCTGATCAATGGATCAAATGTATAATATTCTTGTTCAAACAAACGACTCTGATCTGTAGTGATACCACCATAGTATCGAATCTTAGCTAATAGATCTAGATAGCTAGCAAAGAAAGTTATGTTCTTCTGCTTATCTCTGATCACTATGCTAGGTTCAAGCTGATAGTTTTGTCTATCTGCACTAGATTCAATCACATAGCTGTCTGAATTAACGAATGTGGGAGAAAATTTACGACCGATGTATCCATACAGAGTTTCTAGATCTGGTTCGCTGACCAGTTGATCCATGGTAGCCGACAAGAATTTCTGATTCGTGTCAGTTTGGAATATCTGTGGTAAAAATGTCTGTGTCTTTCTAATTGCCATTATATTAGTTTTCTCAATTGTAATGTTTTAGTTTTTATAAATTAGTATCCATAGCCACCACCGCCTGAACTGCCACCACCACCTGAACTACTGCCACCACCTGAACTACTGCCACCGCCTGAACTGCCACCACCTGAACTACTGCCACTGCCACTGCCACTGCCACTGCTTGTGGTTCTGCTAGTTCTAGTAGGTGTTGTTATACGCACACTGCTTGTACCAGCACTACTAGTATCAATGTCTGTAATAATCGTACCTTCTCTTAGATTTAATTGTGCGGCAGTAATTGCTGAAATAATCTTGACATCATTGACAGTAGCAGAGCTGGTAATGATCTCATTTATGTTGGCATTTACCTGCATCAAGCTACCAAACACTTCTGATTCGTTGGCTGGTACTATGATGATGCTGGAAATCTTTGGAACCAATTGTACGTGCAGATATGCCGCTAGTTCACTGAAATAGAACGTTTCACCAAAATCCCAATTGGCGATGTCAAAGTATTGATTGATAGCAGCGATAACTGAAGTCTTGATATCATTATCACTGACTATCACATTAGGATTCTTGATCACTTTAAACGTAGCTCGCAGTGCTGGAATAGCTTTGCTGCCAAACAGAGGTTTAAAAGCCGCTGGATTGTAGATTATAGTATCACTGACAGCCTTATAGTTATCTAATGTACTATAGTTGGTTTCTAATTCTTCGCTGGTCGGTGCCGCTGGTTCTATGATAGTACCTGTGATATCCTGTGCCCACGCTATGTAGTCAATGGCATACTGCTGGGTCATTATATACAAGTCAATGATGTTATTTGGACTTGGGTCGATGCGTCGATTGTTTGGACTATTGTGGCGATATTGGAAATAGATGTCCTGGCGGCCAAGTTTGGCAGTATAGAGATCCGTGCTACCGGTGCCAGTCTGTTCCACTAGGGTATAAACAGCTCCACTTACACTGAGTTTATAGAACTTGTTGTCATTTGGTATGTAGAACAACTGTCCATTTTGATACAGCGTGGCCGCGATCTGTGTATCTCTCAATGAACTATATATAGACACCACTGTGTTGTTATCAACAGGTTCTTGCACTGCAAAATTATCGTAGCCCACTGTCTGCACGAAATATACATACTTGCTGTTGGTATTCACAGCTGGGTTTACGATCAGATCAAATAGTTCAGGATTGTCAGGAACTCCATCGTTGTCACTGTCTGAGAATGTTAATAATATCTTATTGATATCTACATAGCCATCAACATTGGTCACGCTCTTGTACACGTTCCAGATGTAGTCTAGGGCCAATGGACTAGCATTGTCAGGATTAGTGTTGACTTTTAATACTTTTATCTGATCGCGGATGGTCAATCCCGTGGCCGCATCAAATATCTTAGTAGTGCCATCGTAGTAGAAGTTGGTTTCCTGTACACTTTCAAACACATAGTTCAATCCACGATAGCTTACTGTGTAGGTCTGGCCCACTGTTTGGAATGCTATGATCCAACTCGAATCAAGGGCTTGCCCACTGGTATTTCCTGCATTTGTCAGATTAAATTCGTCCGCAGTATTTAAATCCTGTGGAGTGATGATCTTCCAAGTGCCCGACTGTACATCATAGCGCAGACCAAAATTAGCAAAGGCCTGTATGTAGCTGACCATCTGTGCGACCAGGCTATTTGAGAAATTATTGTTGAACACAGCAAATACCTTGTCACCAATGATGTCTTGTTCTGCTAGATCGAGACCGATACTGGGGATGACTGCATTGATGGTCACTGGCCCTTGGCCACTGGATAGATTACCTTGTCCACGATTGGTCCCATCACCCACTACCAGTTCAATGGCTGCATAGATATAGTATTTGTCTCCCGATTTGCTGGGAACGCCAACCTTGACATAGTTATTAGCATCAAAATAGTTGCCCGGTCCTGCTGAAAATCTCACTATCGAATTCTGGACTATGTATTGATTATTACTAGTCACCGCAGATCCAATCTGCAGGATCTTACCACTAGCATCAACGAAAAATCCAGTCGAACCATTGGCGATAGTAGTTGATGTATGCCATCGAATGTCGTTAAGCTCTATCAAGGGGTAATCTGAATAGAAGAACTGTAGGGTTTCGGGTGCTTCTGCTATGGGCTGTACCTGATCATAGATCACCCGATAGATGTCATTGGTGGTATTGTAGTCAAAACTAAATGTGTTGATAAATGTATCTTTGTAGATCATGCCGTCTTGTGCAAAGATGTTGGTGCTGGAATATTTGCCTGTGACATCAATGACATCTAAGTAACGACTGATACCTGAACTAGTTCTATTCACTGCTTTGATTTTTAATATATCATTGAACAGGGTATAGGGTAAGATATTATAATCTTCGCCCGTGATCATGCGATTTTGCGTGTAATATTGTTGTGGTGCTTTTTGCTTGATATCGTCAAGGCTTTCTCTGGTGGTAGCATTGGCCACAGTATACTGTAGGCTAGCCGTGATGTTAAGTGTTTCGATACGTCCTGTGGCTGTGACATAATTTACGGGAATGACTATGCCCTGCATTTCATCCGGAGTGATCTTGTATTGTAAGGCGTTACTGGTTCGATAGTAGAGTCTAAAGGTACCTTGTGGAATATTAGCAAAACTTCCATCGCCAAATACTAGATCGATCTGATCATTAGCACGTGTGTTTACCTGATAGATATTTCTATTCTGCATCTGATTATAGATGACATTTGTATTGGCCACCGCTGGTACAGCTTGCCATAGATCATTTAAATTACCGTTGACATCTATGCTATATAACCAAATATCGCTGTTGTTGATGTTGTTGGTATTAACGCTATACACACGATTAGGAATGCTTTCTGCAAAATTAAAGTCTATACTTTGTAGAGCTCCCTGTACAAAATAAAGGAAGAACCCTGTGTTAGCAGATCCATTGCCTAGATTATCGTTCTTATAGAGAACGTTAAATGGAGCATTCAGACTGGGATTGGATTCATATATATAGGTCTTACCTGCGCTGGTAGGACTGACCATCTCAAACGGCATCTGGGTGCCCGCTACTGTGGAATTAAAGGGGAATCGAGCCAGGGTATTGGTCAATAAATTAATCTGATATTCTTCATTGATGATGCCGTTGATGATCTGGCTGTTGCTGGGCTTACCAACGCTTTGATTATTCACGAATGCCGCATTTAGGATCAGGGTGAATTGTTCTAACCAATTGTTGTTACCAGCATCTGCCCAGTTGATCACCAGTCCGCTGAGATCAAGCCCATTGCTGTCGTATAGGGTTTCAGTAGTACTGACTGAGTCAAACTTCAAAAGCCCTTTGCTGTTGATATTGCGTTTGGGATTATAGCTGATCAAGCGTGCAAGTTTAAGTATGCTGTCACGGCGTTGTGCAGTATCGATAAAGTTTTCACGGGCATTTAAGTCGGCGCGGAAAGCAAGACTTTGCCCTAGGAAGGCGATCATGTCAATCAGTGCGATAAATTCGCTGCTTTCTATGAAGTCGTTAAAATCTTCAGGGTAGTAAAGCTGTAGATAGCTGACCATACTAGCACGCAGAGTTTCATAATCATAGCTTTGGAAGTCTGCATTACGGAAAGATTGATATAACTTGGTCCAATCTTCTGCAATTAATAAACTGGTTTGTCTCGTGGTGATTGCCATGCTTCTTTTCCTATTATATAGTATTTATCAGGAACAAAAACTGGGTAGTTTATTATGCTGTGGTTAGTTGGTTGGTCGTGCCGTTAAAATTCAACAGCATGACGTTGGTTTGATTGGATAAGACGTAGCGTAGTTGTAGTTCTATCTGTAGGCCTTGATCAAATTCAGTAATAATGATATTATCAAAGCTCACACGCGGATCATAGCTGGCGATAGCTTTAACATCCTGTGTGATCACGCTTTTTAGATCTTCAGTAAAGGGTTCGTGCAGGACGTTCCAGATGATAGTGCCAAAGTTCGGACGCATCAATTTTTCACCCTTGCGGATGTTAAAGTGATTTAATATATCTTGTTTGATCAGATCAAAGTCTGCAAGGCGAAAATTTCTTCCGTTCTGCGTGCTAAATCCTTTATATGTAGTGGCCATAATCGTATTTAGCCCCTATAAAATGGCTCATGTGTTGGAGCCACAGTGCTGATAGTGCTTATACTGTTGGCTGTGTTTATCCAGGTTCCTGTATTACTTTGGAATACTGTATTAGGTAACGAGTTTACTGTTGCTGATACGTTAGCGGCCCTGTTCATGTAAATATTACCACCAGCATTTAAATTAATATTTTGATCACTGTGTATGTTAACATTTCCTTCACTGCGTAGATTAAATCCTGATTTGCTGTAGATGTTGATGCTGCCATCTTTGGTTAGCTCAACCCAGCTGTTGCCCTTGGCATGGCTGATATAGATAGTTTCTTCTGTATCGTGCATGAGTATCTGATGTCCGCCGGCTGTGCGTAATCTAACCAGCTGATCGACTCCTAATACACTGCCATCGTCCATGACAAAGGTATGACCGCCTTTGCGTGATTTAACACGATAATAGTCTTCTGTCAGCGTGCCTGCATTTAATTTCCTAACATAATTGGGATCATCAGCTGGGTCATTCAAGGGACGTCCAGGGGTACTGATGCCAAATACCTGGCTAGGAGTTTCTCTCTGGCTGCTGCTGGATATAGTGCCTCGAACTGTGTCCTTGTCTAGGCCCTGCTGTTTAAGCACCGCATATTGTGTTTCATGTATGGGTTTAGGAGCATTATAAAAATTAGAATTAGTTTCATTGGAGGGTATATTTTCATTGAATTCTACCACTGGAAGTTGATCGCCAGGTGTATAACTGGCCTTGGCATTGGCAGTTGCGAATGTCGAGTTTACGTTTGTGCTGCCAGCAAGCCCGGGCAGCATATATCTACTGAGATTTGAATTTACACAGGCCACCCAATAACCACGCATAGGGTCACCAGCGATGAACATACAGATGACTTCTACTCCAATATCTGGTGGTACCATCCACATACCATATGTGTGGGTCACGTTAGTAAAAGATTCTTTGTTATCCTGGGCGTCAGTCTGATTTATTTCTGTGCTAGTATAGCCCATGAATGGACTAGCGTAGCTTATCGTGCGCCAATTGGCTGGATCATCGGGATTGCCACCTAGCTCAGGAATGAATACCTGGACGCGACCACAGCGTGTGGGATCAAGATTGTTTTTAACTATTCCGATGTAGGGAAAAGGTGAGATGTTGGTAGCTGGAGCGAGATCTGTTCTCAGGCTCTTGTTTATCTTAGTACCAATTCGAAAATCTATCGCCATATGTCGTTCCGTTAGGTTAGTATCGGTGTGTTAGTCTCTGGTTGATTAGAGGTGTTAATCAACACCGTTGGTGCCGTATTATTTACATTAATTAATCGCTGTTGCGCAGAATCTAATAATGGTGGTATTTGGTTGGTAAACAGGCTCTGTGCCGATTGTTGTGATGTGGCTTCACCGATCAATTGTGATGGCGGCGGAACTGGCACGTTCTGTACCAGAGGATTCGTATTCAATGGTGCTGTGGTATTTGGGTCAAGATCATTTAGTCTCTGATCATTGCTGTTCTGTGATTGGTTAACATAATCATACTCAGATTGATTAGGTAATCTAATCAAATTCAAGGTCTGGGTGAACTGTCCAGATCGGAATTCACTCTGTACCGTTAGTACCTTGTATATTCCCGAAAACACACTGGTCCTATAATTTTGGCTAAACTTCATCAGCCCTGTGTCTTCATCTATGTCTGTTGGTGTCCTGAATGTCAACAGCACATATATCTCGCCGTAGTCAGTTCGCAAACTACCATTACCAGTCAATCTAGGATCGTTGGTTGGTATGCTAGTAGTCAATGGAGTATAGAAACAGTCATCCTGTTTTAAAAATTGTGGGTCACCTAAGATCTTTAGATTAACACTGAGCATGTCTGCCGCGCTCAATGTCATTAAACTGTCTTCGAGATCAGCTACTGCTACATCTTTGGCACCGATACTGCCTCCTGTGGCTCTGGCGCGAGCATTATATACCTGTGGTTTCATTACCATTGGCATGACACTGTTTGGTCCTTGGGCTTGTCCCTGATAATTACCCGAATTCTGTGCTGTTCCAGCATCTGATTTGCTAGGTGCTTTGTATATGCTAGCCACTGCGTCTCTATAGGCCGTCTGTGCAGTGTAGTACAGCGTATTAAAATTGATATCGAAATCAATCACATCATCATTCTTGCCTGTGTAGATGTAATTATAGCTCTTAACGAAATTGGTTATCTTGCCCTGTGGAGCCACATCTGATTTGACATTGTAGATCGTATATGGTTGCACGTTGTAGGTAATATTCCGGCTGTAGACCTTGCGTATGGGATCAAATTCTCCCAAGGTAACTGTTGGAGTGGTCCTGTACCAATTCAATGGTTGATCCTGTTGCTGTGCTTTTTGTTGCAGATACGCCTGGGGATCAACTCCGTCGGGTATGGCTATCTGATTTTTAATATAGTCACTGTTTCTTACTGCATTATCGATGATCTTATCTATGCTGGTGCCTGCATTGACTCCGACTGTACGAGTCAGTGCATTATAATCTTTGGTAGATGTTCCTAGATTGCTTTGCCTGATGCTGTTGGTATCCAAGGGATTCGCCATGCTGGTATCTCTGGCACTTAACGTGGATGCTGAGGTTAAGGCAGAATCGGCAATCTTTGGATCGATATTAAACGCATAGGTGTCTGGAACTGCTATCTTGTTATTTTTTACTAGATCATTTTGCCAGCCATTTAGTGCTCCGGGTAGGCTGGTAACTTGTTTTTGTGGATTAGTGTTGGTGCCAGACTGAAACATCTCGCCGACCGACCCAGCAACCAATTCAAAGTTAGCTGGTGTGCTCACTGTGGTTTGATCAAAAGCTGAATGATTATATGGCACTGCCTGTATCTGGTATTCTGATCCTCGGACACCGGCCTTGATATTCATCTGTGTGAGTTTTATTGGAAAGCGTTTGGTAATCCCCGGAACTATGCCTACGATTTCTCCCGCATCATTGCTGGCAAAGAAATCAATCTGTAGGAGGTAAACCATGTCTAGATAATTAGAACAATTTAATTCAGGATCATTGGCTTGATCTAGCAGTCGATTGATCAGGGTCATGCCATAGGGTTCTAATAGAGTAAATGCCATCTCTATAGCATTGGTGTTGCGAGAATGGCTGTTGGTGCCTATGACCGTGGTCATAGTAAATTCGTCAAAATAGAAATCTTCAGCAAAGTAAGGACTGCGTATGAATTGCTTGACCCCAGGAATGTTATTATATCTACCAGCACTGGCCACTAATACTCTGTTGGGCGTGTACGTGCCACTATTGATTACATTATTATATTCTTGTGCTGACAGCAGGTGCAGGCTCAGTGCGTAGATGTAACTGGGATATTGATGCAAGACATTGGGCAAAGGTTTGCTGGTATCCACGCTGTCTGGTTGATCGGCCAATGGAATACTATTGGTTTTTCCACCAGGGATCTTGTAAAATCCAGTCTGGCCAGGGGCGGTTTCTGTTGCAGGTTCGACTTGGCTGCTGGTTCCTGAATTGGCATCTATGGCAGCCTGTGTGGTCGGTGGTGGTGTTACTGTAGGATCTCTGCCGGCATAGAGAGAATTAGCATAGTCTATGCGTTTTTGCCTAGCAATTCCACTGCTTCTTTCATAATATTGATCAGTGACAGCTGCGGCTTCACCAGCGGTGGTTGTTGCTCGGATCCTGGCTCCCGCGGCCTGTTCTTTGCCCTCAGTCAATTCATAGTTTACGAATTCCAACTGTTGGTTCAGATTGGCCTGCTGTATGGGGAAACCATATTTCGCTTGGAAATCTGCCTGGCGATTTGGCTTCCATTGTGCTATACCGTAGGCTGTTCCACCATCACCAACAGCATTGGTCTTGAGATTCACTCCGGATTCTGCTTGGAAATTTCCCACCAGTCCCGCTGCCTGGGCTGGTGTCCACCCCTTGCTGACAAAAAATTCTTGGGCCTGTTGTGCTGGAGTGGTTACTGATGTGGTAGCCATGATTTATTATATTCCTAGTATAGAAGTTATCGTGTCTTTTTTAGGAATGAATATGATTGCTCCGGGTAGAAAATCAAAGATAGGATCTTGCAGGACATTTGGATTGCGTACACTAAATACCCACCATAGACTGCTGTCACCATATAGGTCAAAAGCCAGTAGATCTGGACGACCTCTATAGATCGCATCAATTTGGTACTGCACGTCATTTGGATCATAAGGTATCGCAGGAATATCAGCAACATCTAAGAAAAAAGCAAATGTATTGGTATTTGCATAGGGACTGGTCTTGTTGTAAGCGATGGCCATTAGATGAATCCCCCAAATCCATTTTGTTGATCAGCCACTAGCTTGCCTGCGGCAAAGTCATCGAGATTAAATCTGTTGTGTAGATTACTGCGACTATACATTGGACGCAGAGTAGCTGTGACTGTGCTGGTAGTTGGTACACGTGTAGTAGTCGTGATGGTCTTGGTCCTACTGTTGCGCACCGTGGCCTGTGTACTGGGTGTCGTGGCCTGTGTGTTAGATACCAGTAGGCTAGGCACATATTTCTGTTCTTCGGGTGTTAGATTCACGCTACGATTAGGATCCACTGGACTAGTATCTAACACTGTCTGGCTGATCGGCACTTGGATGTAATCAACATCATTTGACAGCACGTGTGTGAAGTTAGTGACCACACAGGGTACGTGAGGGAAATAGTGGCTGCCATATCCATCTAAGAACACTATGGGTGGTGGATTACCTGCGTTAGATCCCTGTCCAAAGAACATCTTGGTAGCTGAGCGGAAGAAATACACTGCAGCCATGAGATATTGTCCATCTTCCATGTTCTGCACGGTAAAATCACCTGAGATCTGTATGTCCTGCACTTCACTGTTGTTATAGAAGTGTGCGGGATAGTTACTATGTGTGAGAGGAGTAGATAGGTAATTTGCCGCATGGCTAACAGTGATGCTGGGAGTATAGGGCCAGATAACACCATTGGTTTCCAGTAAAGGATGCATGATTGCGTTACTGCCTTGGCTGATATCTTGATAAAATAGTTTGGCATTGGGACTGAGACTCACACGCACACGCCAGTCATCTTCCGCGGCTGCTGTGGCACCATTCGTGCCTGACATGCTTTGGAACCCAATGTTGGGTATGCCTTTGGACATGCTGCTCATGCCTCCAGGTAGCAGTCCAGAGATAGCGTTGCGTGCCTTGCTGGGATTCAGTAGATCAAACGCTGTGCTGGATCCACCGAAATTTACGCTGGTAGGGTTGGGTATGCCTGTGTCCTGTTTCGGAAAAAATGCCATTTTATCAAATTCCTCTTGCTATCATGTATTTATTGACTATATAATAGTAGTAGTTTAAAAGGAAACTTAATAATGACTAGAAAGGTGAATTATCTTAATAATAAAGATATCCTCAAGGAAATTGCAAAAAGCAAGCTGACCTACTGTAGTTTCATCAACGATGAAGTAAAGAACTATGACATGATCGTCTTAGGAGTTGACAAGATTACCAAGAAATCCATACAAGAAGCACGCAAACTCCGTGCAGAACGTCTGGCTAAAGAAGCACAAGAAGCAGAATTATTGCTAGGAAACAAACGTAAAATAGATGAATTCCTGGTTCCCGCTAAAGATATTCCTGTCACAGATGTGGTTTTCCGCGTGATGACTTGGGCGCACATACCAATTGACGAAGCTAAACAGAAAAAAGCCGACGCCAAAGCGCAAGAAGAGTATGATGCCGACGTCTTCTC